CATCAAGAAAGACCAGTGGGTCACTCTTGACGTAGACACCGGGAACACCTTCGTGGCGACATACGGGTTACCGGTTGTCAAAGCGATAACCAACGGCACACTGATTGTCGGGAAGGTCGTGAGCGAACCACGCTGGCAGAAGGTCCCGGGGACTACCCAGGACACTTGGGCGACTATGCTTGCAGGGAAATACTTCCGTGTTGCGACCGTCTGGTTCCCGGGAATCACCGGTGTAGAAAAGGCTGTCGTGGTTGGCGCGAACACCGCGAACATCGTTCCGGGCGTCCCGGCGACCATGCAGGTTGACGCATCGGCAACGACCGCACTCTCAACCGCTGACGGTGTTGTCACCTTATCAGCAGCAGACGCGTCAAGTGGTGGTCTGGGCGTAATATCGTTCCACTACATCGCAGCCGGATCGAACACCCAGTATGCCCTTCTTGGGTTCACTGGCGGCGCTGTGGTGATCCAGGGATAATAACGAGGTGAAAAAGAAAATGACACAGATGTCAGGCGCAAACGAACGGTTCCTGAACACCGACGTGATCCTCTCGGAGGTCATGCGGACAATGGAACCCGATATGGTGTTCATGCCACTGATTCCGAAAGTGGACTCCCAGGGACAGCCTATCAAATACGGGGTGAAGACCTCGAAGTCGGCAGACACGAAAAAGCAGAGCCCGCGTATCCAGACGGCGAGCGCGAAGTTCCCTGAAGTCCACCTATCGAGGATGACACAGGAGGCGGCACTGCTCAACAAAGAGGGGTTCTCGATTCGGCTTGACGAGGACTCGCTGAACCTCCCGGCCGGGGCGGACATGATCGTTGACGGGCTCCAGACGCTCGGGCAGTGGATCGCAGAGTCGGTCAACACGAACATGTATTCCACCCTCGACGATGGGAGCACAGATTCCGGAGCCACGCTCACCGATTGGGGAACCATTGCAGAAGCGACACCGCTCACTGACCTTCGTGCGTTCAAGAACGCGATGAAACGTGAAGGCAAACCTTACCGGATGACCGACATCTTCGTCGAGATGACCAACTTCAACGAGCTTGAAGAGTATCTCGCGAACAGCGAGTATCCTGCATACCGTGACGCGGCCATCAACGGGGTAGCCACCGGCGCGTCCAGCACGATGACCGTCCCGATGGAAGGGAAACCACTGATCCACGGGCTCCATTCAGGGATAACTCACGGCGACATCATGGGCCTTGACGGTATCCACAAGAACGCCTCAACGCTGTTCTTCTGGAACAACCCGAAGTATACCCGACCGACGATCAGTTACCAGGTGGCGAACCCATCCTCGCCGAACGGAGTCGAGACAAGGACGGTTGACAACTTCGGGCTCTCCGCTCACCAGTTCTTCGACGACGAGAAGCACGAACATGTGATCCAGGTCTGGGTCGACTATGTTGTGGTCGTGAAGGACGCTTACGGAATCATCACCGAGAACGGTATCTGATTCGCAAGGAGGAACCCGGAACAAACATCCAAACTTTTTCATGCCCGACTTCTCCAGTAGGGCTGGAAAAAACAAATATCAGGAGGTAAAAAACAATGGTATATTCAGCACCAACCGCAGAGTCGCTCCGGCGTCTTGGCGGGTCTATTCTTCGAAAGATCGCGTATGAGCTGGGTCTGATCGCCACCGATATCGCGGCAGTAAGGTCAGAAATTCTTGCAGCCGAACTCGGCGACGTTTCACTCAATTCAGGCGAGATCCTGCTCGGCAGTTCCGAGAACGAAGCGGCAGCGGTAACACCGTCCGGAGACGTCACGATAACGAACGCCGGTGTCACAGCAATCGGCGCAAAGAAAGTCAAAGTCGCCCAGATGTATTCTGCCGCGGCAGGCAAGATCCTTGTCACCCAGGCAAGCAACGCGGTTGCAGAGAAGACGATATCCGGTGCGATCAGCATGGACGCCGACGGTGTTGTCACGCTCGAAGAGTCAGCAATCAACCCGAGCAAACTCGCACTGACTGATACTTACATCATAGTAGGTGACGGCAGCGACGAGGGGGCAGGAGTTGCAGTGTCAGGCGACGCAACACTCGCCCGGACCGGTGCGCTGACAATCGGCGCGAAGAAAGTCACCGCTGCGAAAACCGCACTTGCTGACGGGAAAATGTTTGTTGGCGGGGCTGACGGAGCGGCAGCAGAGCAGACGCTCACTGGTGACGTTACCGTCACGAACGCAGGCGTCACAGCAATCGGCGCGAAGAAGGTTGGGAAAGCGAACCTGATCTCCGAATCGGCTGACGTTGCCGGGAACCTGTTCGTGTCCACCGGTTCTTCGTCCGGTATTGACGAGGTTGCAGTGTCAGGCGACGCTACCCTTGCAGCAGACGGGACGCTCACAATCGCAGCCGAGGCGGTAGACTACTCGAAGATCAGTCTCACTGATGGAAGTATCCTGGTAGGTGACGGTGACGATATCGGGTCCGAGGCCGCAATCTCCGGTGACGCCACGATGAGCAACCTGGGAGTTCTCACGATTGCCGATTCGGTTCTTGAAGCCAGCAACGTCGCCGATGTGGATGAAGACAATGTTGTCGGTGGTATCCCGATTCTGTTTGTGGTTGACGTTGCGAACACGGCAGACGATTATGACGTCACCATGACGCACAAGGTCAGGGTGGTTGACGCCTGGATAGTCTGCACCGGTGTCGCGGCCCATGCAACCAACGATACCCTTCAACTGAAGAACGGGACGAACGCGATCACCGACGCGCTCGCGAAAGGGGACACGCAGTATGCTACCAAGCGGTTCACCACGATTGACGAGACATACACGGAGATCGCAGCATCGGGAACCCTCCGGGTAACCGCCGTGAAAGATACCAACTGTGCTGCGAAAGTGTTCGTGCTTGCCGTGAGACCGGCAGCAGCGTGAGGATGGTGGTTCTGGATGACTGACGCATTCGCAACTCTCATATTCACGTCCGCCAGTGATGCCGGTGACGCCGTTGAAGACTGCCCGGCGGGGGTGTTCCAGCACCTCGAATCGTATTACCAGGCGTGTAAACAGAAGTTCATGCTGGTCAATTACGGAGACGACGCGGCAGAGATCGCCACATTCTCGTTCGCTGAACAGACGGGCGCGGCCACCATCGATTCCGAAGACGCCACCGTTGACATTGAGGTGGAGTTCGGCACGGACGTTACCACGCTGGTCGCCACGTTTACATTGAGCACAGACGCCCGTCACGCAAAAGTCGGCGGGGTAGCCCAGGTCAGCGAGACCACATCTAACGATTTCACCAGCGCGGTGACGTATCAGGTGACGGCAGAGAACGGAACTACGAAGGACTGGACGGTCACGGTGACCGTCGCAGCGGAGGCATAATATGACATACACAGTCGAGATATACGAATCTGCAAGTGACGCGGAGACCGCAATTGAGGCGGAGACCAACACGCTCGAGCAGGTTGTCCCGTATCACGAAGGGACTGCGCTTCGGTTCATGGTCATAACATCGGCAACATAGAGGAGGGGGATCCAAACCCATGACCCTCTCCGCTAACGATATGGCGAACCTGTCGGAGTATACTGTTAGCGACACGCAGTCCGGGCTGACGACATCGGTTTTCACCTACCTGTCAACCGTCGCCAAGAACCGGTTAGACGCGGACCTTGAAAGCATATCAACTACCGAGACGATCGCGGACGATACCTACGATTACCTTCACGGGCTGATGGTTGCTCATCTGTATACTGTGAAGAAGGGCGCAACCGGGTTCCAGAGCATGAACGCTCACGGGTTCTCGGTGACAATCAAACCCGGATCGTCATCATACCTGCTCCAATACGACGATGAGATCGCGAAATGGGCTGCCGTTGTTGAACAGAGAACTGTCACCTCGACCAGCACCGACACGCTGCTTGATGTGAAACGGTGCGATGCTGATATGCCCGGGCTCCGTCTTGACCATTCACAACCGAAATCATTTTTCCGGAGTTTGCCATGACGGACGGTGACGGTTACTCTATCACAGTCGACTGGTCGAACCTTGAACGGATAGCAGGCGAAATGAAAGGCGTCCCTGACAGGGCGACCGAACTCCTGGCTTACATCCTCGAAGGGCAACTTAAAGAGAAGACGCCTGTCGGGATGACTGGTCAGGCGCAGGCCGGGTGGTCATCGGCACAGAAATCTCCCGGCGTCTGGGCGGTCACGAACCCATACATGTGGGCCAAGTATGTTGACACCGGCACACGACCGCACGCACCACCGATGGACGCGATCCGGGAATGGGCAGAGTTCCGGGGGTTACCCTGGTTCCCTGTCTGGCTCGGTATCGTCCGGCGAGGGACACGGGCACAACCATACATCCAGGCATGTATTGACGCGACCAACGCACAGGTCCCGGTAGCGTTCAACCAGGCGTTATCCGAGGCGAAGGTATCATGACCGGATACGAGCTCACGCGGCAGGACGTCGAGAACATCGCGTTGACGAAACATGGAGTTGAAGAGTTGAAGGCAGGGATCAACCGGCTTGAAAAACTGATTGAGAAACAGTGTGACCATTGCGACGGCCGGATGAAAGAGGTCGACCAGCGGATGGATAAGATCGAGCAGAAACAGATGTATCAGAACGGTTACACCACAGGTATGACGAAGAAAGAGATCGTCGGGTATAGCAGCATCCCATCAATCATAGTCGGCGCGGCGATCACCGCTTGGGAGTTTTTGAAGTATCTATCCGGGGGAGGTGGATAACTCACATGCCGCCTACCACCCTTGCCACCGCCGTGAACGCGATCCTTGACGGGCTGGTCACATACCTCAAAACCGAACAGCGGGCGGGCGGAACATTATCAGATGTAATAGTAATCGCCCGGGGCGACCGGGCGTCACCGTCACCAGAGGTCCCGGCAGTCTACCTTGTCCCGCAGAAGATGATCGTTGTCGAACCGACCACCTCGCAGTCAGAATGGTGGGAGATGCCGGTGAACATCGGGACGATGGTAAACAGCGACATCCCGGAGATCGGGTATACTGCCGCGACTGACCTTGCCGCCCGTGCCCGTGCGTTACTACTCACCCACAACTCCCGCAACATCGGGCTGGATTACATCAAGATCATTAAATCGTCCACGTTCGATCCCGCTGGGCCCTGGAGCAGGGCAGAAGGAAACTACCATACTGCATCCGCAGAGGTAAAAGTATTATTCAAAATAAGAGGTTAAAATGTCTGAAATTTTCAGGTATATAGGAATCGGGAAGGAGACCTCGTTCGGGTCGGCGGCAGATGCGACCATCTACCTTGAACCGGACTCCTGCTCGTTAGATGTCCCGACCGAACCCGAGATCGTGATCAAAGGCGGGCTGGGACGGATGAGAAGGAGAAAACGCCCCGCGTTCTATTCGTGCGGCGGTAACTTTGTTTATGCAGCGGACGTCCGGTCGCTTGGATACGTGTTCCGGTCGGTGCTCGACCAGTATATCTATACTGCTGGCGACACGTTGAACACCCACGAGTTCTACGGCGGGAACGAGAACACCCCTACCAGTTGGACAGTTCGTGCAGGGAAAGACCTGTTTGAACATATATTCCTCGGTTGTGTTGCCAACCAGACGACCATCAACGTGTCTGACGGGCTGGTCACAGTCACGCAGGACCTGTTCGCACAGAAAGACGATCCGAACACCATCAAAGGGTATGTCGACGTCTCTGCGCTCCTGCCGGAAGAGTATCCGTTAGCGTTCTACGAGGTGGCGGCAAGTGTGAACGGTGTCGCCGTGAGCACAATATGTCGGTCGCTTGACATCACGGTGGCAAACAACGTGTCCCGTGACGGCGGCAGGCATCTTTCAAGCCGGTATGCAACCAGTTTCAAGTCAGCGGCGCGTGACATCACGATGTCGATGGAACTGGAGTTTGAGGATATGGACATGCTCGAACTGTTCTGGGGCGGCTCTGACGGGCCCACTGATACCGGGTCGACACTGTTCCCGCTGCTCCTCGCGTTCGATGGTGGGGATTACGGGTCGATGGAGATCTGTCTCCCGAACGCCATGATGACCAGCGTCCCGACACAGACGAAAGGCACAGACCTGATCTACCAGAAGATCACGTGCAGGGCGCTGATGGGTGAAGATGTAGAACTCGCTGACGAGACCACCATTAACACCGATATACTCACAACAATTGAAAGCGGAGCGACAACACTCGAATGACCACCAAAAAAACTGACCTTCTAACGAAGGAGATACTGATGGCAGGCAAGAACGCCACCATCGAGATCGAGATCCTTGAACCACAGGGAACCGTGATAATCCGACCGCTGACAGCAAGCGAGATCAACCTGGTCGAGCTGAAAAAGATCGAAGGTTCCGGGAAACAGACGATATCATACGACCAGGCGCGAGCAGGGATGATCAACCTGGACCTCTATGATACAACCAAGAAGTCGTTCGCCGCTGACGTGATGGCGGTATCGATGGCGTTGGTCGATCCGAAACTGTCGGAGGGAGATGTGAAGAACCTCCCGCAGATGGCGTTCAAACAGATCGTGTCGGAGATATACCGGGTGTCAGGGGTAACGAAACTATCCCAGGACAACATCGCCACCTTTCGCGAAGAGCCCGGGAGGTCGTGAGTTATGGAACCTTCATCTGTTGGGATACAGGTTCACCGACAGGATGGAGGACCTGACACTCGCGCAGACGTTTTTCCTCAAGACTATGATGATAATGACGGATCAGGAGGCGACACCTAACCCGAATGTCAAACATCGTTGAGATTATCGTCAACGCGGTAGATAATGCATCCGCTGCGTTCGAGAGTATCCAGTCTGCCGGATCCGGTGCGGCGGATATGATAACCTCGCACTGGAAAGAGATCGCGGTTGCTGCCGGTGCTGCCGGTGCAGGTCTTGAACTGGTAGCAAGGACACAGCAACAGCTTACTGAAGACACAAAGAAACTCGCGTCCGCTACCGGGATGAGCGAGGAGTCTATCAGGAACCTTGCACTTGAGACCAGCAACGTAACATTCCCGCTGCAAGACGTCCTCGACCTGATGCAGCAGGCTCACGCGCTTGGTATCGAGGGGGCTGACGGGTTGCGGGAGTATGCCGACTTCTGGGATATGGTCGGTGACGCTACCGGCGGGAACGCGGTTGCCCTCGGCGAGGCGGGTGTAGCACTCCGGGCGTTAGGCATTGATGCGGGGAACGAGTCGGAGGCTTTGGATGCGTTCGGTTACATCACCCAGAACACCACGATGAGCATTGAAGACTTCCTCCGGTTCGTCGAACGGAGCGGTCCTGAGATCCGTGAGATGGGGATGTCCGTAGACGATACCGCCGCCATGCTTGGATACCTTCAGAAAGAGTTCGGGATGTCGGCGAGAGTCGCAAGGACGGAGTTCGAGCAGGCGGTGAACCAGTCAGAAGGGTCGATGGAGAAACTGTTTGAGATCCTGGGTGTAGCCCCCGACAAGTTCGGCGAGTATCAACAGGCGGTATCAGATTCCGCCGGGGTGATCGAAGAATACCGGGACATCAACAACGACACGTATACCACGATGCAGAAACTCCAGCACACTGTAAGCGAGCTGGGATACAAGTTCGGCAGTCTTGTTGGCGCGATTGAACCGCTCGCACCGGTCATGATGGCGGTTGCCCCGGCGGTCACCATATTCGCACAGTTGGCTCCGGCAGCAAAAGCGGCGGGAGGGTTCATGCCGTTACTATCGGGCGGATTGGGTGGTGTCGCTGCCGCCGGTGGCGGAGCAGTTGCAGCACTGCTCCCGTTCCTTCCGATAATTGCCGGTGTTGCTGTCGCCGCTGCCGCGTTATACCTCGCCTGGAAAACGAACTTCCTTGGTATACAAGATGTAGTCGCCGGCGCGAAAGACTACATATCCGACCGGTTCGAGGGTATCAAAACCGCACTATCACCACTGAAGGACGAACTCGTCGCGGCGGCCGACCGGATAAAAGACGCCTTCGGGAAACTGTTCGGGAAAGTGGACGAACTGTTCCAGAAGTTCACCGGCGGTGTCGGTATCGTTGAAGTTATCGGGAAAGCCTTCGAGTTATGGGGCCGGATCATGGATAAGGTCTGGGAGATCATCGGCGACAAGCTTTGCATAGCGGTTGACCTGCTCGTTGCCGGGCTCGAGATCCTCTGCGATTGGGTCGGCAAGGTGGTCGACTGGTTCACCGAACTCTGTGAGAACCCGGTGGTATCGTTCCTGATTGATAAAGTCGGCGGCGCGATTGATTGGGTAGGCGACAAGATCGACGGTTTCCTTCCCGAACTGGAGGAGACTGATAAACACCTGAAAGATGTCGGTGAGACT